GTATATCAATAAAATTTAATATTTTCCTTTGTTTTTTGTTAAGTCATATTAAAAAAACAAAAGATAGGAATTAAAGTTAACTCCTATCTTTGTTATAACTTTAATATTCTAAGCAGTTTTAGGAACACTTGTTACTGGGTGATTTGCTTTGTAAAACAAGTTGCCAGCATTCATGTGATGTTTAAATTCTTTTTCATCAATCCAAAAGTTACGGCCCAATGTTCGTACTTCATATTGTGTTCCATTTTCTGTTTGTTTTGTTTTGCGTGTAAAAATCATTTCTTATAATTCCTTTCCTTATTTCTTAAGCATTTTTCGTGCTTGACGGTAAGCTTTATCTTCAATACGGTCTAAATCTTTTTCAAGTTTAATACCATGTTTCTTTGAATAAGCAACAATTGCTTTATTCTCTGAAATAAAACCTTGTCCATCATTATAGTCTAACACCGCACCGTTTTTACCAACAACAACAAAGCGTTTTTCGCTATCTCCAAGCCCATTTGTATAGAGTTCTCCGTAATCGCCCTTAACTACCATTGTAGCTCTTTCTTTCGAGCCAAATATACCACGACACCAAATCTCCGAAGAATAGAAGCGGTGAGAGCGTTTAGAGACATCGTTATAACCTTGATGATAAATGTCGCCTGCAAACCACATTTTCCCGTCAGTGCTAAAGCGAATTGAACCTACCTCTTTTCCTGCCTCATTCACACAAATAAGCTTTTTAAAACTACCTGTAACGCCTTTTACCTCACCGCTAAAAGTAGAGCTTTTGCCAATTGTAATATTCTCTGCGTAAATTGAGCCGTCGTTGTAAACTCTAAAAGGTGCTTTTGTTATGTTGTTCTCGCTTGCACCTGCCCAAATTCTCACAGGATTTGCGCTGTCGTTTTTGCCGTTTAAGCCTGAATTTACTGCGCTATTCTCGTCAGATGCTCCAACCAAACCTGATATAATTCCGTCTTTGAAATTTATACGACCTGCAATTACATTTTCCACCAAATCGAAGTAAGTTGTTCCGTCTGTACTCACGATTTTATCTGTGGTTATCCTCGAGGGCAAAACCTCTGTAAATCCGTATAGAGTTACAAATGAACGTTCATCGTTTTGCTCGCTATTCAAGACGCCAACTAAAAAGTGGTAATGGTTATCTCCCTCTAGCTCTTTTGCACTCTCTGAAAGCAAGAATACCGCCTTATCATCAGCTTTGTTTGCCTTGATGTAAAGATAATAACGCTTATCGGCTTCATTAAGGCTTGCAGACGCAAATCTCTCTACCTCCCAAAAGCGATAATCGCTATATTGGTGTTGAGGCTTAATGACTTTTATTCCAAGCGTCATATGTTGGATTATTCCACTCTCTGCAATGAATGTTTTACTTCCGCTATCATAAATAAAGCGGTGAGAAACTTGCATAAAAGGCGGTTTTTTTGCCGACACAAACCTAAATTGTAATGATTCATCGCCTACAAGCATCGACATAGTTTGAATTGTTGCGGGACTAATCGAATTGCCAAAGTTTGAAAGCATTGCTTTTGTAATCATTTCTGCCGTTTCTTTGGCATCTCTAAAACGTCTTTTTGTGAATTGGATTGCTTCTTGATGCTTTGTTTCAACGCTAATTAAATCGCTTTCGAGAGCGTTTAAACGGGCTGAAACGCTTGCAGAAATAGTCTTATTTGATAGCTCAATTTCAAGCTCATAAGGGCTGTTAAGTAACGTTTTTACGCCTGTTATTCTCACGACTGCACCCTCTACAATAACTTGGGGGTCAGAGAAATAAACCGAAGACCCTACCTTTAATTTGTCGCCAATGTTAACCCATTCACGCTTTGCCCAAACAGGGTCGATTTCTCCTTTAAATGTAAACTTTGCATCTTCGTTGTCGTACATATAACGAATAGCAGTTCTTAGCATTTCCCACTCTGCACCGCTTTTTGTCTTGCTGTCGTTTATATAGCTTTTGGGTAATAAGCAATGAAAAATTGCGTATTTATCACCCACTTTAGGCGCAAAAACATTATTAGGCATTGAAATTCCGTCAATTTCTTGCGGTACAATTTCAAATCGTCTAGCTTTCTTTTGCCCAACTTTGTTGTGAATGTATTTTACCTCAAATTCCCTGCCTGCAAGCATTCCCGATTGAAAGATAATAGTCATCGTTTCACCTGCTATAAGGCATTTTGAGAAGTCCAATTCTTGTGGTATCGTGTTATCCACAATGTCAAACCATTTGTTATTTACACTTTCCACGCTTGAGCAAATTCCAACCCTTGAGGGATAAATGCTTGTTGCATCGAAACTATCCTCTGCTAGGCTTTCATTTTGCTTGTCTGCTCTTGTAATCGATAACCCTTGCTCATCGGTCTTGTAAACTCGCTCAACTATACGATTAAAACCTTGTTCATCCTCGAATTTAACTCCGTCAAAAGCCAGAGTTACACCCTTTGGAAGATGCAAAGTTGCGCTACCATATTTGCTTTTATCAATATTGCGCTCTCCACCTTGAACAAATAGCACTTCCACAGGTGCTTTGTCGCTTGCATTTTGGCGCAAAACTCCGCTTCTCAAGCCGTTGTTATAGCCATAAGAAAGGGGCAAAGGGTTTTCCTTGTGATATTCAACCTTTTTGAGCGAAACACGCTTGTTTTTTATCTCAAACTCGGTGTTAAACTCCGTTGCCATTTGTGTAAGTGCATCAAAGCAATAGGCGTGGTCATAGTTGATTAATTTCTCTTCACGCTCTATACATTCGCCAACAGTCCAACCTTGCTCTCGCTTGTTTAAATTATCAACAAGTAGTTGCAAATGCTCCTTTGGTTTTGCGGTCAAAGGGAATTTTAATCTGCCGTCAATAAGGTTTCTAAATTTCCACATTTTAGCCTTGCCAGCTTCGCTTTGCAATGTAAGTGTATATTCATAGCGTCTAGAATGCACGATATTTACATTTTCAGCTTTTAATAAGGTGTATTTTGCGTTATTAAAAACACAATAACAACCTATTGGCAATTCAACGTGTTTGGCAAGATTGAACTTAATTGAAAGCTCATCTTCGCCCATAATTGTGCAGTAGTGATAACTAGTATCATCTACTTGCACATTTATTATCTCTCTGTCGTTTTTGTCGTAAAAAATCATACGCAAACAGAATTAAATTTTACAAACTAAAGTCCTCCATTGCAGGACCACTATATTTCTTGCTTTCAGAAACTACATAACCCAGCTCTTGGATTTTATTCCAACCCTCAGGAGATAGAAGCACGTTTGTATCGAACTCAATTTTACCTCTTAAATCCTTTCCACCAAGTCCAAGACTTGGAAGCAAATCCCAATACTTAAAGGTGTCATTTCTAAACCCGTAATAATGCCAAGAATTTTCATACTCTCCTTGCTCAAAAGGTGTCTTTTCATCTTTACAAATAGTAACTATTAGCTTCTTTAGACTTGTGCCAAATTGCTCACCAATAGTTTTTACTTCTGCAAAAAGCTCTCTAAGCTTATTGTTAGGATATGCTCCAACACCTATTTTCACCTCGAGTGTCTCTCCATTCGTATAGCTAAAAATATCACCAAAACGACTTGGAGAGCCTTTGAATGAAAGCGTTAAATGCTTTATATTTGCGTAATCAAACATTCTTGCAAAGTCTTGACCATACAAAACAACTTCTAAGTTATCTGCCGTAAGTCTTTTGAACAAACCCTCACGGCTATATTTGGGATTAAGAGCTAAATACTTGCGGTATTCGATAAGTGCTTCTTTTTCGCCCTCCTCAAATGGAGAGTTAAAAATATTCTCGTTGCTTTCGTACTTTTTCTCAACAATCATTCCCTTTAAAACTTGCTCCGTTAAGCCTGTATTCTCGATACCATTAAGTAGAGTTTGCAAAGCGTTTGAATTATCGCTATTATTTGTCTGTTCTGCAACGTAAACAGCACTTTCGTCGAACTCTCCCTCTATTAGTGAAACATCGGTATATCCTTTATCCGCAAAATGAGAGAGAATGTCGTGAGACATACCTGCAATATTTTTGAAACGCAATACAGGTGTTATAGTTGAGTCGTTAGAGCTGTGTCTATTCCAAGAGCGATTTTGGGGCAAAGCGTGCAATATCTCAAGTGCGGTGGGTAAAGGAAGCACTGTGCCATCAAATACAACTTCACGAACAAAATCAAACGCTTCAAAATTCTTAAGTGTTTGCAATACGCTACCACCAGATAAAACCAAACGTTTAATATCTGAATTTTGGAACATTCTTAAACCTCTGTCTGCTATAACTTCTGTACTAATGCAATCTAACCTAATTTCGTTAAATTCGCAATCGTCTATTAGAATGCTTTTAACGTTTGAGCCTGTCGAAAACTCAAGTGGTGCTTCGCCTGCCTTTTGTATATACTTTGTAAGAGCTAAATAAGGATATTCCGCTGTCGCCCTTTTAAAGAAGTCTAAATAGTTCTTTCTATCCTCTGTTGAGGCTGAATTAATAGCAGATGTAGGGATATTTTGGAACGCTCTTAAAGCGTACATTCCACCCTTAAAGAGAGATATATTTTCCGCATCAATCATTTGCCCCTCGTTGTTCTCATCTTTTAAACAACGCTTTGCAATATCAAGAATAGATTGCTCTAATTCGCTTAAGGGCTTTTCCACCTCTTTTATTACCTCTTTCTCAACCTCCCTAATTACCTCTTTTTCCACGATTTGTGGGGTGGGCATTTCGAGCGAAACTGCGTTGCCGTTATCGTTCACAAGGTAGACATTACTTGCGACATTGAAAGCTTCTTGACGCACTCCGTCAGTTCCATAATTATTGTCGGGATGATGAAAAACAACCTCAATTTGTAGCTCACCAACCGATAAGTTATGGTTATCAAAAAATAGAGTTAAAGAGCCGTCTTCCTCGACCTTACAATGATTAAAATTACCTCCTTTTCTACCAGCAGTATAGGTTGTAAATCCGTCTTCGACAGACGCTTTAATGTCGAAGTCGCAATCATACCATTTGATAAAATTGCCGTCTTTTATCAGCTTTAGAGATAGTGGGAAATCACTCTTTTTGTTTATACGGATTTGTCCCTCTTGGGTTCTTCCGCAACGTCCTATCAAAATTTCAGACATAGTTGTTATTTTTTTTATGTTATGGTGCAATATTGCCGATAATAGTTATAGTTAAATTAAACTCAAGCCATATCTTTTCAGTTGGATAAAATAAGGGGATTTCACAACTTTTGTACACGAACATATACGACTGCAAATTATCCTTTCCTAGTGTTCTATATCCTTGCCTTGTAAGGAGAGAAAATAGGGCTTGCCAATTGTTCCACAAGTCCTCTAAATTCTCTGCTCTCATCAAGCATTTTAAAGTAGCATCTTTAGCGGTTGGCGTCAAATAGCCTTGCTCATCATCATAAACTAAAGCATTGCTATATTTTGAGGTGTGCAAAACGTTTTGTTTCACTTCAATAATGTTGCGCAAACTTTCATCTGTTCCTTGTAAAACCGCCACGTCAAAGTCATTTAAATTCACTCCATCTATGGTATAACCTGTGTCAGGTAGCAAAGCAGAAGATACAGGATAAGAGCTATTTTTAGTCATTTCCTCCGCTGTAAAATCGTCTGCAAATGCTATTGTAGTGAAATAAAAGCCATTCACCAAGCTAACTGCGGTTTGCTTAATTAGCCGTAATTTAAACACTCGTTGTAATAGCTTGTCTTCGAAAGTGTGATAAACGCCCCTCGTTAAATCTGTTACAAACTCCTCCAAATTGCTGTCGTTACTTGCGTAAAAGGTCAAAGACACTTCTTTTGGCTCGAATAAAGGCTCGCTTAAATCAGCGTCGATACCCTCTTGTTCAAACCAATCATTGTACAGATATGCTTTTCTAGTGGGGTATTTGATTAAATCGTTAACCCCACCTTGCGCAAGTAAAACACCATAGCGCAAAAAAGCATCATTTCCATTTATATAAAGTCTATTCTCAAACATAGTTTTACACCATTTTTACACCCTTTATCGCAATATCGTTTAGGCTGTTTTTTATTTGGTTTGAATTGCTTTCAATCTTAACCAAGCGTTCTCGCATTCCGTCAGTTTCACTTTCAATGTGCATAACGGCTTTTAAAAGTGCTGTTGTATTACCTACGAGTATTTTTGTATTCTCGCTAATCGAGTAGGTGTGTCCTTGTACTGCTGTCATACGTCCGTTTAGCTCGTTAACGCTATCTTGCGAAGCCGTTGCAATACCTTTGTTTGCTCCTGTTCTGTTAGCCTCATCAGAGAACAAATTAAAGCCTTTTTTCGCTGCCATTTCTTGGTAACGTTGCATCAAATTATTATAATTACCTTGTTGTGACAAAATGCCTGTTGTCATCGTATCGAGGATATTTACATACTCCTTAAATTTACTCTCCTCGTTTAGCGTTAAGTCTTTCATAACATCTTGCATTCGTGTATTTGCTTGCTCGATTATTCCGCTAAACATAGTAGAAAAAATCATCTGCTTGCCAAAACTCTCGAGCATTTTTTGAACGCTTTTGTTGAAATCCTCTGCTGCCGAAGTGCCGTTCTTAAAAGCATTTACCAGCGCATCTGACATCGAGTTGCCCAAATCTCCGAAAATGCCTGTAAGGTATTCTTTAACTTGCTTTGATGCCTCCTCCGCCTTGTTATACAAGTCAACTATGTATTGCAGAGTTTCTTTACCTCCGTCTTGGAACTCTCTAGTATTAATAATGCTTTCTGCAAGTGTTTTATTAAACTTTCCTGACGCATCTATCAACTCGGGATAAGCGTCTAGCAAACTTCCGTAAATATCACGACCTTTTCTAAATGCACCACCTTTGCGATGTCCTGTTTTAATACCTATATCCGCAAGTCCTGCAAATGTTTTTTTAAGGTCATTTCCAAAGCCTTTAAGCTTCTTGTTCACCTCCAAATCTTGGGCAAAACGCATCAAGCCTAACGGGTCTTTTGGCACTTGCAGACGGCTAAATTTGCGCTGTTGCTCAATTGTTCCCTCGATTGCGCTTGCATAGTCCGAATAGGCGTTTTTCATTGCCGACACAGAATTAATAGCCTTTTTGTAATCGAGGTTTCCAAAGATTGTATTTGCCCTCTCAAACTCTAGGTTTTGAGCGTGTAAAGCAAGATTATAACTGCGTTGTTGTGCAATGGTTTCTTGCCTAATCTTCTTTAGTGCCTCTGCGTGTTCTTTGCCAGCTTGGAAAGCCTTTGTAATCCAACCGATAGTTTCACTTGCAATTGCTTGCACACCTCCGAAAATACCACCTTGCGCAAAGCCTTGAGCGATATTGCTTGCGCTGTTCATTGCGTCAGTGACGCCACGCATCATATCTGCCAAATTCTCATTGCCAGCAGCCTCGAACAAATCGCCTAATTTGTTTGCCATTCCTCCGATTAATTCTGCTGATGCAGCGGCTGAACGTCCAACTTTTTTAAGCTTTTCTTCCAATCCTTTGTCTTTATCTCCCTTTGCAAATAGCTCTTTTACATCGCTTGCTAATTGCCTAAAAGGATTGCTTTTTAACGCCTCTTTTTTTAAGCCGTTAAGCTGTTTTGTTAGCTCCTGTAACTTCTCGGGGCTTGCTTTTAGCGTCTTTAGCTGTTCAGCTGTAAACCCAAATTTAGGTGTTATGTCTTCCGATGATGTGTTTTTTAAGTAGCTTAAAAGCTCACTAGTTTTAGCGATTATTCGCTCTATTTCTTTAGTGCTTTTTTCTCCAGCATCCTCGAATAACTCTACAAATAAACTAGATGTTTCTTTGAGCTTTGATACCTCCTCATCGTTTACTCGCTTTAACGCTTCCTTGCGCTTTGTTTCAAGTGCTGAAATAGCTTGCTCTTTAGTTGCAATATCAACAGGTAAAGCGTCTAATTCCTTACGCTTTTTGTCGTATTCCTCGTTAATTCGAGTGCGTTGTATTTGGTAAGTTTCAAACTCTTTGAGTAGCTTATCTTGCAAATCCTTTTCTGCTTTTTCTTTGCTCTCGATAGCGACCTTTTCATATTCCTTTAATACGTTTTGTTGCTCCGCTGAAAGGTTCTTTGTATCTAAATTTAGAGTTAAGCGGTATTTCTCTTCCTGCTCCTTAGTTGCTTTTGGATTTTTATTCTTCCACGCTCTTAGCTTGTCTTCTTCAAGTGCTGAAAGCATTTCTTTGCGCTTCTTTTCGATAGATAAAATAAGCCTATCATAATTAAGCTCTATTTGCTTTTTTTCTTTCTCAAAGCTGTCTTTTTCGAGGTCGATATTCTTTTGTCTTAAGTCTAATTTATCTTCCTTTTCTTGCTCTGCTATTCGCTTTAAATACTCCTTTGAAAGCTTTGCTCTTTCTGCCATTTCATCGGCTAATTTTTGCGCATCGCTTTTACCGCTTTTAGTTTTTTTATCAGCGTTTTTGTCGTATTTCTTTACGCCTATTTTCTTAAACTGCTTTTCTACTTCTGTGGCTGCTTCTGATGCAACTTTTACGAGGTCTTGCATCTCCTTTTTTTTCTTGTCTTCCTCTGCTTTCTTTGCTTTGGCTACTCTTTGTTGCTCTGCAAGAACTTTTTGCGTATATCCTGAATTCTTTACCTTTTTCCCCTCTTTTAAAAATATATTTCCAAACCTGTCTACATCTTGTTCTAGCTCATATTCAGGTCTAATATTTTTAACCTTTAACGGCTTTAATTGTATTTGTATCAACTCTTTTTGCTTATCTTTTAGCATATCAAAAGCGGCTGCCGCCTTTGCTTGCGCCATAAGTGCTGCAACAACGCTAGACGAGTTTTGAATGAGATATTTATTTGCATCATTCACGCCATTTATCGCAACGCCTAAAGAGTGGAAAGCATCTTGATTATCTTTAATGTACTTCTTTTGCGCTTTAAAGTTATTCCCAAGAGCTGTATATTCTCTTTTTAGCTTGTTGTAAAGGGTAATTTGTTCAGAAACTTTATCGGCAATTGCTTTGTTAAAATCCTCTTGCTTTTTAACTGCTGCATTAAAAGCATCATTAGCGGCTTTTTTGGCTGCGTTAGCCCTCGAAGCTAGAGTACCTACAACAGCTACAACAGCTCCGATTGCAGCTGCTATCCAACCCCATACAGGTATCGCACGAATAGCAGCACCTACAGCTCTAAAAGCACCTGCAAGAGTGAAATTTGCAACGGTGCCAGCACTAGCAGCAGCAGCGTTTGTCGCCTTGCTAGCCGTGTCAAGATTTTGCATTGCAATAACCTCTTTTGAACCATTGCTAGACGCTTGTTTTGCTGTTGCGTTGCGTGCCTCTGCCGCTGTATTGATTTCCTTTGCAGCGGTGTTTTTAATTGTTTCCGCTGTTTCTGTCGCTTGCAAGACATTGCCCTCTGCAACGACCTTGTTATACCAGCGTTTAAGCCCATTGATAGTAACTAATCTAAACTCACTATCTTTATTTAATGCCTGTTGTACTTGTTGCAAGCCCATTGTAATAGACATAAGGCTTTGAACCTTTAGCATTACCTTTTGTAGGTTCTCATTTTCACCTACAAATAAAGATGCTGCGCCTTGCGCTGCTGTGAACGCACCTGTTAAGCCTCCAATACCTTTGATTACACCTGCAATTTGCGCTTCATCGTTGGCAAATACGCTACCTTGCTTTGCGATGTCACCTCGTATATCCATAAGGCGTCCAAGCTCTTGCGTCATTTTCACATATTCAGCGGATTTCTCATCGCCACCATTGGCAATAAATTCTGCCATTTGCATTGATAACGCTTTGATTTGGGTTCTCAAAGATTGGGTTTTATCGCTTGCCTTTTGGGTTGCCTCTGCTTCCTTTTGCAACTTCTGTTCTACCTTTAGTAAATCGTCAGCTAAAACAGCTGCTTGTTCGTTTACCTTTTGGCGCAAATTTATATTTTCACGAATAGCAATTGTTTCGTTTTTAATTGCGTTATATTCGTCTTTTGTACCTGTTTTTGCAACAACATTTTTTTTAGCCGACAACCTCTCGTATTCGCTTGACAACTCCCTTATAGCTGCTTTATTTGTGTCGGTAACTCTGTCTATTTCCTCAAAAGCAGCCGCAACAGCACTTAAAGTGGTTGGGGCGTTGGTTGCAATGTCGATGTTTACAACAGGAACATTTGCAAGCAACTCTTTTATTTTGTTACTTTCTTGCGATGCTTGCTTGTCGATATTGGATAGAATACCGCTTGCTTTTTCTGCATCGGCTTGCAAGCGTGAAGTGTCTATTCTCGCTGAAAAATATAAACCTTTTTCGTTTGTTTCCATATATTCTATCCTTTCTATTTTAGTCTATTATTGAGTTAAAGAAGTCATCTATTTTTTTAGAATTATCCTTATTATCTGCGTTAATTATTTCTTCGTTTTTTTTGCCCTTTTCTTTGTCGCTGTCGTATGTTGGCAAAACTGCGCTATACATTGTCAAATTAACATAAGACATATCATAAAGCACCGTTTCAAAGGGTAGGTGATACACCTTTGCAGTACCTGCGACAATTGCCCAAATGCTGTTGTTTAATCCATTTTCGTTGGGCGAAGTAGATTTATCTCTGTTAGGAAAATGGAAAGACCGAAAAAATCGCCTAACTGCAAATTGCCTATTAGTGTTGCAGTGATGTTGTAAAGCTCGCTAGGTGAGAAGTTCTCTAAAAGCTCTTTTGCTAGCTCTGCTTTTTTATCCACCTCGATAGTTTCTGTAACTACTTTAGTGGTCGTTTGAATTGTTTTTAAAGGGCGTTTAAACAAACCAAACAGGTATGATTTATAAACGATTTTTTCCTCTTCTACCTCGATTTCTTTTTGGATTGTGCGCTCTTCTGTGAGGTGTTTTGCCCCTAAAATAAGTATTGCTAAAGCCTCTCCAAAAGGTTCGCAATATTTAGCAATAGACAACGACTCTTCAACGATTTTTTCCTTGTCAAGTGTGATATTTGGTAGCGTTGAAATACACTGCGACACCTTTATAAGTGTTGCTACACTTGGCGAAGCAACTTTGTATGTCTTAGTTCCTACTAATATGTTTTGAGGCACTTGTAAAATTGCGTCGCCTGCTTTTTGTTCAATTGTTTTATTCATAAAAATTTAAGTTTAATAGCAAGCTAGTTTTTTACGCTAGCTCGCTATTTTTAGTTAAGGGATTTGTGTTACCTCTACCACCGAAGCCAAGCCGTCAGCGGTGATTGTCACTTTGCCTACACGCACTTTGCCTGTGGTGTTTGCTGCAACCTTGATTGTTGCAACTTTGGCATTTGCTGTCGCTGTAATCCAATCGCTATTTGGCGTGCTAACAACGATATTACCTCTAGATGTAGCGGTAATTGTTTTACCTGTATTGTCAGCGGCTGCACCAAAGTAAAGCTTATCACCTGAAAGCGTTATAGCGTTCTTTTGATAAGGCTTAATTGTCTTGCCTGTTGCAGGCTTCAAAGGCTTTGCCACATAGTGAAGCAAAATACCCTCCGCAGATGAATAGGTTTGCTCGCAACGCAAGGTTGCACGCTCGATAAGGAAGCCTTTTCCGCCCTCATCTTCGGGGGTTAATCTGAACGCAAACTCACCAGCAATAACACCGTCTTCGTCCTCTACAAAAGGCTCTTCGCCTTTCTTGACAAAGTGGTCAAATTCAAATGTGAAAGTTGATTTTCCAACACGAGAATCTACGATGTCTCCGCCCTCTTCGGTAGCGGTTTTTTCCTCGCCTTGAGCTTGCGACAACTTAGTTGTATCTTCTTTTGGTGTTGCTGTCTTTCTCCAGTTGCCGTCGGGCGTTCCACCTACTGACGGACAAAATTCAATTGTGGGTTTTCCCCAAGATAAAATTGCCATAATCTATACGTTTAAAAATTTATTAAATATCATTGTCAAAATAGCTATAACCTAATTTAATTGCGATGAAATGCTGTTTAATAGCAGTGTCCGCAATTGTGCAAATGGTTTGTTGTAGCTTAAACTTATAACAAGAAACAGCAGCAGACAAGCTATCAACCCATTTTGCAGCGTGTTGTTCGAGGAATTCAGCTCTTTTGCTGTCCTCCACAAAAACACCATTATTGTACGGGTCAATATCAGGGATAAAAATATTTATAGTAATAACCCCCGTTTGTATTTGGTTGGGCAGACCCGCTGTAAATCTTACAACAGCGTCCTCCAAACGACTATCGCGGGGGCGGGTTTTGCCCCTATAAACAGGCAGTTATGGGGGAGAACAAAATAA